CAACTTCATGTCTAGCAAAGAAAGATTTCATTCGATTAACTGTGCTTTCGGATAGATTTTCTCTATTAACTAACTGATTAGCCCTTGCTACACCAATGCTAGTGCCACCTCTGTTAAACTCTCTTCTCCAATCTAATCCTCTTTGCGCTTCTTCTGCCATTTCTTCTGTAGGTTTAAGATTAACTTGTTTTGTAAGTTCTTCATAAGTAGCATGAGTATTGCATGGCATATAGTAGGTAACACCGTTTATATCCATAGTATGTGAGCCTACACACCCTATTTGCTCTGCTCTTCTTTCTGCATCTTCTCTTGTTACGTGTAATTCAAGACTTTTTTTTTCACCATATGTATCTTCATATAGCTTTTCAGCATCATCTTCATCTTGTGGTTGTGGTGGATTAGGCTCTGGGCTTCCTAATGGGAACAGATTAGCAGGAATATATACTTCATCACCACCTGATATCGGCTCAAGTCCTAATCGTTCTCTAGCCTCGTTTCTAGTAAGAACACCTTCGTTTACTGCCCTTAATATATTATCAGTTACCATTCTGCGTCTTTCAGTAATAGCAGGAATACCATCAATATCATAAGTTAAAGTTAAATCATCACCATAAAGTGGTACTAGCCATTCATTAAGATCAGATTCTAAGTGTCTTAGCAAAGGTATGATTGTTTCTTCGTATAAAGCTAATCTTGCTTCAGCCATATTATTGTATGTTTGTGAATTGCCTATACCTATGAGTTGTGCAGGAACTCCAAACACTAAAGCAATATCTTGAGCCGACATATTTCGCATAGTAGCAAAATCCATATCTTTAGGTGATAAGCCCATTTCTTTATAATCAAAATCACCTTCAAGAATCATAGTTTTTCCTGCACCATTAGTTCCTGTAAACCTTTGTTGTAAATCGTTTCTTAGCTGTTCTCTTTGAGAATCTGTTAACATAGTCATAGAACCTACTTCATCTCTAGGCTTATAGACTACAGCACCACTAGGTCTTGCGCCATTAACTAATAAATGTGTATTATGTTTAGCACTTAAATTATGCTGATCTATATCAGAAGCCGAAGGCATTATAGGAGATTGTCCCATATAATCATCTACAGGATTAAAGAGTTTAGTTTGTTTTACTTCTGATTGTCCTGTGATTTGATCTATTGGATATACAGCTTTTACTTGACCATCAATGCAATATTCATAAGCAATAGGCATAAACCTATGTTTATCTGTTTTAATTCTTATTCTATCTGGTCTTAATGTAAATAATTCATTAGGTGGTTGTGAGTCTGAACCTACCCTTAATTGATAAGTATTACCAGATAATAAAAGATAACTAACTACTTTTTGAAAATACTCACTACCTGAGTGCGTTGGATTAGGTCTTTGTAATAAATCTAATAATGGGTGATCTTCTATAGGTTGTTCGCCACGCATTAATTTAAAAGGAACAGCAGCGACTCCATTTGATATTTCATTCACACATTTATACACAATAGGGTTTTCAATATAGCCATCTCTTGCCAAATCTTCATAGCTATTTCGGTTAGTAGCATTGTTGTAACCTGTTTGATAATAACTTACAACATTACCCTGTCCATAATTTTTAGTTTGTTGATTATTGTTTATAAGTGCTTTCCAAGCATCTTTAAATCCCATTAGCTAACTCTCCATAAAGCTGTCATGCTTGATTTACTTAACTCTGTTAAACCCCATACAAGGGCATCAAGTCTATCTGGTGATGTTGATTTATCACCTGTAAAACTACACATTTGATCTTCTAACTTACTGAAGACTCCACAATGTGATACTCTTTTTTGTTCATATAAAGCACTTATTGGTTCTGCTCTAATAACTTTTCCTCTACTAGCACTAACAGATTTATATGGAATATTTTTATCCACAGTTCTTAGTAATCTTTCCACTAAGTCGCCTCCGTTATTTACTTCTGCTATAATCCTAGATGCTTTATATTTATAATATACATTAACAGCAGTTTTAGCCCAAGCATCTGCGGACATTTTTCCTGATACATCATCTATTATATAATACCTGTTGTCAATTCCTAAACCACAAACCACTATTCCTGTTTCATCACTATTCTTGTTATTGGTTACAGCAGGATCAACAGCTACCACAACTCTTTTCATTTCTGGTATCTCATTTACCCTTGTTTGTTCTATCATATTTAATGTCCATAAAGCACCTTCAATATCTTCTAATATCTCGGCATATAACTCTTGTTTACCAAGTCTAGTACCCTCATATTGCTTTTTAAATAACTCTAATGCTGATTCTGCTAGGTTATCTTTGTTTTCAAATGTACTACCTTGTGTTTTATAAACATCTTGTCTGTCATATAACTGTTTTATCAAATTAGTAGGTCTAGGCGTTGTTGTTACTACTGTTTGTGGTCTATCACCTAATCTCATTCCAAACTGTAATTGATTCCATGAGTCTGGATATTTCCATGCTGCTAACTCATCACACCAAGCCCTATGATATTGACTACCTCTAAATCTATCTGGCTCACTAGCACTAAAGCCCATTATCTTTGATCCGTTATACAATTCTATTTCACTTGTTGATTTATTGTAACTAGAATATCCATCTTTATAACATTCCAATGGCATTTGACTTATAATTCCTGATACACCTTCAAAGCATACACGTCTTAAATCACCTGACGTTGGTGCAACAACTGCTACTCTTACATTCTCATGGCTAATAGCATATAAAACAACATCAATCGCTCCTGTAAGGGTTTTACCCCACCCTCTACCTGCTAATATAAGCCATATGTTCCAATCGCCTCTAGGTTTTAATTGTTTGTTCCTAGCACGTCTATACCAATCATTGTATAGTTGTATTGTCGCTTTCTTGCTTGTCGTAGGCAAGTTCGTCAAGTACTTTAAGAAGGTCTTCGAATCTATCTCCGATTTTAACATCTACTTTTAGCCCATCTCCTGTATGTTCAGTTTCTAATTTATCTTTCCAACCTGCTCTATTTTTAAGATAGAATATCATAGCTGTGTTATCACCATCTTTAGCTTTTTGAAACAAAGCATTAGTAATAGTTGCAACTCCTTTATCTCTTCCTCTTTTTATAGCCTCTGAAAACTCTGGATACTCATTCTGTTTTTCATAGAGTGTTGCCTCGCCCATACCTAGCACATTGGCTATTTGATTCATTGTTAAACCTTGTGCTGATAACGACTCTGCTTTTTTAATAATTTCTTCTGTTATTTCTTTTTTAGGTCTAGCCATTGTTATCTCCTTGTATTAACTCTGCTTTATCGCCTGTAAAGTTTTCCCATCTTTTTACTATTACATCACAGTATATAGGATCTAGTTCCATAATTCTTGCTTGTCTTTGCAGTTTCTCACAAGCAATCAGAGTTGAACCTGAACCTCCAAATAAATCTAATATTATATCTTTAACTTTTGAAGAATGAGTTAAAGCAATTTCACTTAATTCAACTGGCTTCATAGTTGGGTGTAATTCAGATTTGTGTGGTCTGTTTACCTCCCATACATTAACTAATTTTCTGTCATCTGAAAAAGAACTTCCATCTTTATTCCATCCAAACCAACAAGGCTCATATTGATTTTGATATTTACCTCTTCCCAAAGTAAATTGCTGTTTTTTCCAAATTATCGTGGTGGAATTATGAAAAAATTCATCTAATACTGTAAACATAACCCTTCCATCTTCTCCTTGACCTGACCAGCAATAAATAATTCCTTTATTAAATTCTTTTATTGTACTGGCAAAATCAACACAAAAAGACCTAAAATTATCTTTAGTCATAGAGTCATTGAGTATTTCTCTTTGTTTAAATTTTGAATGTTTTATAGTTCCAATACTTACATTATAAGGTGGATCAGTGAAAACCATATCAGAAATTTTACCATCCATAAGTTTTGCAACATCTTTAGACATACAAGAATCTCCACACATAAGCCTATGATTTCCTAGTTTATAAATATCGCCTAATTTTGTAATAGGTTCTTCTGGTGTGTCTGGAACTTCATCTTCGTCAGTTAATCCTTCTACCTCTAATTGTAGCATGTCATCTAATTCTTTTTGGTCAAATCCAGTTTCTAAAAGATTATAATCAATCTCTTGTAATTCTTCGAATTCTATTTTTAATAAGTCATAATCCCATTCAGATTCCTGTGCCACTCTGTTATCGGCTATTCTATAAGCCTTTACTTGTTCTGGTGTAAGGTCATCTGCTATAATTATAGGTACTTCTTTTAATTGTAGTTTATTTGCACCTTGATACCTAGTATGTCCTGCTATTATGGTGTAATCTTTATCTACAACTATAGGTTGTTTAAAACCAAATTCTTTTATAGAATTAGCTACTTTATCTATTGCATTATCATTTTTTCTTGGATTTTTTTCATAAGGTTTTATTTTAGATATATCTATATTTGTAACAGAGTTCATTTTTTTATCTTTTATTGTTATAGAAACTCTACTTAAAATAAACTATTATTTGCTTTTTTGCAAATTTTTTATTCTTTGCTTATACCACCATACAGCCATCATTGATGTAACTATAATCCAATTATCACTAGATTTGTTCTTACTGAAGTCTTTACATATGTCTAAAGGGTTAGCATCTTGTTTAATTAATCTTTCTGCTTCTACTAATGCACCCTTTAAACAATCTATCTCCAATAAAGCTTTTTCTTTATCTAGCATATTAACACTAAATATATTAATAATAGACTGTTAAATGCTAATATACCTAAAGCTATTTTTAAAAGAATAATATTCATTACTAGTCCTATATTTTTATTTCCAAACTTTTTCATATTCAATAAGAAATCGTTTTGGAACTTTAGTGCCATCATCAAATTCTGTAGGCATTTTATTGTTTTTTGGATAAGCATAACTTTGAGTATTAACACCATCAAAATCGTTGCATTTATATCTAGTTAGAACTAACACATGATGATAGTCTATTGTATCAGGCTTATTATTTTTAAAATATAATAAATAAGGTAAATCATCTGAATGATGTACTTCCTGAATATCATCTCCATTTTTGTGTGTTTCTTCTATCCACCATTCATAATAAAGTTTATTATAATTTGGTTTTCTTTTTTTCTTTGGTTTTCTTTTTTTCTTAGTAGGGAGTCCCCACATATCAGAAAATAAATGTTTGTTATCGTTCATAGTAATCTCCTTTAATCAGTTGAATAAGACCAATTTTCTGAAGTTAAAATATAAAATGAATTACAGTTAGATTGTCTGCAATCCCAAGTATCATAAACTGTGTCGTCAATAACAGCAGTTAAATGATTTCTGGTAAGTAATACACAACGACCTCTAAATTCAAATTTAAGTAATTGTATTTTTTTACCATTTTTTCTTGGTGGTTTATGTTTTTCAAATCCTTTTGATAAAAGATATTTTTCGTATAACCATTCATCATTAGGAATTGCACCATACTTTACAGAGTAATCACATAAATCTTTAAGTGTAGTTTTATATGATTGATTAAGTATAATTGAAATAGAACGAACTACACAATCAGCACCTTTTCTGGAACGAGTGTAATCTTTACTTCTATTACCATCATGGTATTTGTATTTTGTATTCATAGTAATCTCCATTAATAAGGGGGTGCGCTAACACCCCCAAGTTATTATTTATTATTTGCTATTACTGTTTCTAAATGATTTTTTTCAAAAACATTAAAGTACATTGGAACTTTCTTTTTTTCTTTTTTCTTAGTAATTTTATTAAATACTTCTTTTTCTACAATTTTAACTAATCTAGCACATGATTTTGCACCTTTTAATTCTTTGCCATTTAAATCAAAAAATTTAATAGCTTGTCTAAAAGTACAAAACTCTGAACCTAAGCCAGACAATGCTTCTATATTAGCTCCTTGATATTTTTGGTTAGTAGTAAAATTTATCATTTTTTTTCTCCGTTAAAGTTAAAGTTAATATATTATAACATCATAAAAATATATTTGTAAAGTATTTTTTATTTTTTTTTAATATTTATTTATTTTTATTAAATAATGCTTTACATTGTAATTTAAATAATGTTATAATTAAGTATAGCGATTTTGCTAGGATTAAAAAGGAGAAGAAAATGATTGAATATAACGAAATGAAAAAAATTAAAACACCATGTGTTGATTACACAGGTAGCAAAGAAGGAAGATTTGATAATGGTTATGAAGTTGATGTTAATGGTAATAACTATAAAATTATTTATAGAAGACAATACTCAGCTTTAAGAACTGGTAGATATATTGGTTGCCCTCATTATCAGGTGTTAGTAAATGGAAATATTCACACTTGGAACTTTAATGGTCAAAGTGGTAAAACGTTTAGTAAGGAAACAGCAATACAAGAACTTAATAGAATTTGTGGAGAATGAATAATGGCATTTATTAGATTTAAAGACCACGAACTAGATAATAATTATTATAGATATTATACAACAGAAGATTCAAAATTACTTTTTGATAAAAAAAATCATTCCGTCTGTATTTTTAAATCTAATGATTACGATTCCGAATGGTGCTTAAAAATTTTTACTGATACAAGTTATCTTAATGGAATATCTGGTAAATATTATTTTAAAACTTTTAATAAAGCAGAAAAATATTATGACCAAGTTATAAAGGAGAATAAATAATGAGCAGATTAAAAGATTTAATAATAGAAGAAGAACAAGAACTACCTGAAGGTCATGATTTAGTGGTAACTGATGAGTTAGTAGAAGAATCATTAACTGATGAGCAAGTGCTTGATTTAGATAATACAACTTTAAGTGAAGAAGGAGAAGATAATGACAAAATTTAAAACATTAACAAAAAAAGAACCTACGTTATTAGAAGCACAAGATTATGTAGAAGGTTTTGTAGAACGTTTGCAACTTGTGAATGGTGATGTGATGCTTTTTAATGAAGAGGGCAAATTAAATAACTTACCTATCAACCAAAAAGCTACCGATATTTATATAAAAAATTTTGGTGAAACAGATTGTATTGTAGGTAATGCAATTTTAATTAAAAAAGAAATCTTAAAAGATTGGTAAAATTATTAACCTTAAATGCTGTGGCTATAATATTTTTTATGGCTACAGCAATAGCTGATAATATTCCTGATAAATGGGATAGAGATAGAGATAATGATGGTATTGCCGATAAGTATGATGATGATTGGGATAATGATGGCATTAAAAATAGATGGGATAATGATATTGATAATGATGGCATAAAAGATAAATGGGATAGAGATAACGATAATGACGGCATACCTAACAAATGGGATAGAAATACAGATTATTAATTATACCCAAGCCTTCTTTTTACCTCCGTAGTAACTACGAGCATGTCCTTCTTCTATCATTCTATCGCAAACATTTGTTGTTCCGTATTCTGGGTGTTCTACCTCTGGCTCACCCAATATCCTACCAAACTTTCCCTTAGCTTTGTCTTTATGAGTAATTATTTTAAACTCTGGTACACTTAAAAGTTCTTTTAATCTTTCTTTTGATGCTAAACCTAATTCTTTTTCTGCCAGATTTCTAGTGCGACTCTCAGGTGTATCTATACCCATTAATCTTACTCTTTGTTTAAATAACCATACTCCGAACCCTAAATCTATATCCACATCTATAGTATCGCCATCTATAACCTTAACTAATCTGCATTTATATCGATATTCCATATTAATCTCCATGCCAATTATTATTTTTTTTATCCGTTACATAATAATCTAAACTTTCTTTTGCTAAGTATACCCTATTTTCTACATCAAATACAAATAAAGCTTCACCTATATCACCATACAACCCTTGCTCTCTTATTTTTCTTGCATGAATGGATGTTGTATTATCATCAAAGTTTCTATGCACAACTAATCCTATATCTGCCATATTATTCCAATGAGCCGAGCCAGATATATCATACATAGTAGGAACAGGATAAGTACCATCATTTTGTCTGTGTAATTTAGCAGGGTGTGCAACAACCCAAACGCAAACATCATGAGTTCTGGCAAACCTTTTACATTGGGAAATTATCTCTCTTATATATTCATCTTCCCTTCTACTGCCTCTTTGCGTAGTGTCTACTTCGTTGTATGGATCAATAACTATACCTTTTATGCCATTTCTAATACAAGCAACTCTAGCCTTATCTAAAACCCATTCAATAGTAGGTCTTTCTTCTCTGCTTTCTAAAAAGAAAAAATGTTCATTTAAAAATTTTATACTATCATCTAAGTCATCTCTGGATAATCTTGTTGATATACCTTCATTAAAAGGTTTTTCACAATATTTTTCAGTCAGTCTTGATAAATGTCTAGGTGTAGAATGTTCTGGAGAAAAAATTGCAAACTTCCAACTATGTAGTTTACTTGCATTTATTAATATTTGATCTAAAAAATTAGATTTACCATGATTGGGAATACCTGTTACTACGGTAAAAGTACCTGTCATCAGTTTATAAATGCTATCTAAATTTTTATATCCTGTTGTTAATGCTTTTTCTTCTTTGCCATAATATAAATCTAAAACTTGATTTTTATACTCTTCTGCTTTGTATAATCCATCAATAGGATAAGCAACTGCACTTTTAATACGTTCAATAATATATTCTTTACCTTTAAAAATTAAAGCATCATTTGCATCTTTATTATCTCCCATCCAATTTACAAGATAACATCTATCTTTACCAAATCTGTGAGCAAGTTCTTGAGCCAATGCTTGCCCTGCTTGATCCATATCTACAGCTATAATAACTTTTTCTGCTTGTGCTAATAAATCTGCTGATTCTTTTAAAGCATCAAATCTTTTATCATCTTCTCTAAATTTTGCTTCTTTAGGTGCGCCATCTGGTAAACTAACTACATTAGTAATGCCACATTCATGTAAAGCTAGTACATCCATTTCACCTTCAACAAAAATTATTTCTTTTTTATCTTTAATAGCATCAACATTAAATAATGTTCTTCTACTATTAGCCTCTTGCCTAAAATCTTTGTCTAAAGTTCTATATTTATAATTAACTATCGTGCCATTTAGTGTATAAGGATAGGCTAAAGCCCATTTGCGACCACTATGAAAAATCTTTTCAACTTCTTTAATATTAAAATGTTTTACAGTTTCCTCTGATATATTTCTTTTTATCCAAAAATCTTTAAAATGATTTATAGTTGTTGCAAAATCTATTATTTTAGGATTTTTTATAATCTTATCTTTTTTTAAATATTTTAATGTATTAGTGTTACTGCTAGTTCTATTATTTACACTTCCACTCCACCCACAATGATGACAATTATAAACTGCTCCATTTTGATCTACAGTAACAGATAAACATGGTTCGCTTTGTTTACTCCTAGAATGAGAACACTCTGGACAAATTGTTCTATAATTACCTTGCTGATTATTATATTGTATTCTTAACTCTCTTAAATTACTTATAATATCTATCATGACTATACCTTTTTTGCTAAATTGTACTTTTTAAGTAATAGACAAAAAATCTAAAATGTAAAGTAAATAAAATAAAAAATAAAAAAAAATAAAAAAAATGTAAATAATGCTTTACATTAATATTTATTTCATGGTATAAATAGGTATAGCAATTTTGCTTAAACTTTAAAACGGAGAATAAAATGATAACATTATACCAAATAGACACAAAAACAGCTAAAGAATATCAAGAGCAAACTAATAAACCTTTATATAGATTTGATTTAACTGTTAAAGATTTAACAAAAGATATTTATAAATTATATAAACCAGTAGCACAGTTTTCAACAAACGATAAAGACGAAGCATTTGAAGCAGATAATATTGGTGATAATTCAAAAATTCTAGCTTGTAAACCACATCATTCAATGAGTGTAGGAGATATACTTAAATCTAATAAAGAATGGTTTATAGTTTCTAGAATAGGATTTGAAAAAATTGATGGATATTATTTAGAATGTGAG